TTGCCTAGATTACGCGCATTACGTTCAGCATTTTGCGAATCAATAACAATGACCAAACGGGATTCTTGTGCCATCTTTACTTTCCTCTAGGCATTAAAAAACCCACTCAAATGAGTGGGCTCTGTTTAAATTAAAAATAATTACTAAGCTGGGCAGTTAAACCAGTTCGGTCGTGCTAGAAATCTTTGTCCATTAGACATGGCTATCACCGAACAGTCTGCATCGATCAACGGCTCATTTTGTAGGTTCCTGAAATCCAACAATCTAGCAATATCTCGTGCTGCTTCATTCGCTTTCACTACTAAGTGTGAGTAATACGCGAACTTCTTCATATCAAGCATTTTTACAGCAAGCAGAACTGGAACGATTTCATCATTTTCTATGATGACTGCTTCAGTAAGTTTGCGAACCATCTCATAGGCGTCTTTATCAAATAAAGGATCTTGAGGTTTCTTTTCCTCTGGTTTTGCCTTTAAATCCATAACTTCTAAATAATGCTTAGCATCTTCAAAGTGAATCGCTCTCAATTCTCGGTAACTTGCTGAGTATTTAAAGTGATTCTTTAAGCGACTCCACATTTGCACAATCAAATTTTTATTACCTTTTGCTCTTGTATGAACAATGTTATAAAGAATGCCAGCTTGTTCTGGTGAGATAGTTTGTTTTCCATTAAGCAACCATTCCATCACAAGTGAATCATAGGCACGAATTACCATTAAATGAAATTTAGGGCTAATCCACATTGCATATGCATAAACTAGTTCTTTTACTCCAAATGTCCCAACTCCATTGACCACTTTTACAGCACTCCTCATATTTGAGGGGTGGTCGTTTTCTGAGCTTCTCATATTTGAGAAGCTGTCGATTTCTTTGATTAATTCTTGCGTTTGCTCATTACGCAAAAAGTTAGCAGGCTTATGTTTAGCCAAGTCTCCACTAGCCTTGTGAAGGTCATTCAAGCAATAACGCCCATCTTCATCTTGGCGAATAGTAAATTCACCAATAACTAATGGCTTATTATTTGGATTTAAAAAGTTTTGTGTTAAATTAGACATGTTGTCTTTCCTGTAGATTGCGACATCAATTAAGCCCTGTCCGCCAAGATCATGGGCTTTTTTGTTGCCTATTGATTTCATGCTTTCGCACTCTCTCGCGTTAGTTTCTTTTTAAGCTCTTCAAAATGTCTCACTAAGTAGTTATTCAGAGAGCGCCCTTCTTTCTTTGCCTGCTCTAACAAAAACTCTTTTAGCTCCTCAGGCATCCGCGTATTCATTTGTACAACATTCATAATTTCTCCTTTATAGTCTCACATCAAATGTTAGCGTTTTGCTATGTTAGCAATATGCTAATATTGATGTCAATATTTTTTGATAGCATAATGCTAACAACCTTCAATTTAGTTGTAATATAATGGCTGATATTCAATTTAATCTACGCATTCCAGAGGAATTGAAAGAAAAGATTAAGCAAGCCGCAACTGAGAGTGGCCGATCAATTAATGCTGAAGCTCAATACAGGCTTGAGCAAAGCTTTGAATTACCACGTTCAATCAATATGGAAAAAGTGCTGCGTTTTATTGATGCTGTTAACGCTTTAGAAAGAATTGAAAAATTGGAAAAGGAATTGGATTCTTTAAAAAAAATAGAATAAGTTCAATATAATTACCACTATATGAAAAAGCACCCTAGGGTGCTTTTATTAAAACTTATTCCACCCACATGCATTATTTTGCTTTCTCATGCCCGCCTTTAGTGCGACAAGGTTGAATTCTTGTAATGAAATCCCGCCATCGCTTGTTTTAAAGAAAATCTTTAGTTTATTTGCCGACTTAATTAGACTAACCAACTCCTCATTCTCGCCAAAATCCTGCCAGTCCTCTTCACTACGGACCTTTATCGGTTGAGCTTCTGTTGTTTTGTCTGTTTCAACAAAAACATAATCTTCACTTGTATAAGACAAGTGTCTTTGTGACCATAAACTTATAGATGTTGTGCCACCCTCACATCCAAGTCTTAAAATAGGATAGATGTATTTAAAACCCTCACCAACTGTTAGGCTAGATGGTGTTGCTGTAGCATGTTTTGCTGAAAAATGATATTCAGCATCCTTATATTTAGGTTCAGGTATTTTGAAGTTTGGGGGTATTAATTCATCCTTGTCATTAAATTTTGGTTGTTGGTTGCAAATTTCAGACCACGCTCTTGAAAATTGTTGATTAGCTATATTGTTTTCATCTTCAAAGAGTACCGTTTTATTATTAAGCACAATATATCTAGTTTTACCAACATACCCACCCATTCGATTCTTTGAGTTAACCTCACCACAAAAACCTTTCTGGTTTGAAAACATGGCGGAGCTTGGATCTATTAAATCCTGCTTAACAATCTCCTCAGAAAATGATTTTACCACCAAGTTAAGTCTTGCCTGCTTCTCCTCCTTGCTTTCACACCCTACCAAACCAAAAACCAAACTTAATAAAATAATCTTTTTCATATAAAATGCACCCAATATCAACACCTTAAAATTAGCTAATAATCCAAATAAAAATTATTAAAGCTATAAATAAAATAACTCCACTGATTATCCATTCAGATTTAGGGTAACCCCATACATTATCTGGATTATTAAAATCAGGTTCTCTTCTACGTGTCGTTTTCTTAGTATGACTAGAGAACTTAGAATAAGATAAACCAGTACCTGGAATACCTACTGTTGTGCGAGTACCCTTCTTACTTACATTTACACGTGCACCTTTCCCACCCACAGAAACACTTGATAGCCCTTTTTTACTAATATTGACACGGATTCCAGGAGCAATTTTTATACTTTTTCTAAAATTCAATCCCATCACATCACCTATCTAGAGCAGATCTTTTTAGAAGCACTGATGGAACCATCATTACAAACAAACTTACTACCATCGCAATGACTTATCCCACCTTTCTTACCAGAGCACGGTTGTCTCCCTCTACCTGCTTCCGCAACACTTAATGAGCTTAAAACTAATAAAAGACTTAAAATGACTTGTTTCATGGTTTTTACCGTTTGTTATAAAGTGTACTAACTTTAACAAACTGGTTACTAAATGTCACATAAAGGAAAACCACCCGAAGGTGGTCTTTTAAATCAGGCTATGCATGTAAAAGTTTTTCAGCACCAGCAGCCAAGAAAGCCGATCGAGTAGTATATCTCTTACCTTTACCTACATTCTCATCAATTTTACGAATCAAACGGCTTGGTAAAGTAACATTGATTTTTTCTGGTTTACCCAGATAACGACTAACATCAACTTCGGTAACCGCCCAGATCATTCCTTTATATTCAGGATCATCGACAAATTTAACTAGTTCGGAAGCTAATGGGATTTCCTCACCATCTTCAGCCAATATTTCTAAATGGCCTGAAATAGCTTCTTTAACATTCTCAATAGCTTCTTCAAGTGTGTCACCAGCACTAAAACAACCTGGAATATCAGGAACAGTGACACCAAATGCCTCAGTATCTGATCCTCGTTCAATTGCAATTGGATATAACATCTCAACACTCCATGCCCTTGGCATAAACATATCGCCCACTGCGTTATGATTAGTTGTAAGGGATATAGTATTTAAAGTCGGGAAACAGCGGGTCAATTTAGACCCGCTTGTTTCAAAATGCTTTTAACAGTTCCGTTTGGTAAATCCTTTTTAGGATGTGGGATTGTAACTAACCCCTTTTTGGTTGGGTGTTTAAAGTGATGATGACTTCCTGAAACCCTAACCTCATACCAACCATCTGCTTCAATCATTTTGATTAAATCCAGACTTTTCACACCAATCCCTTATTAACTTGATGAGATAATAATAACCCTAGAGTTATTATATGTAAATAACTCTAGGGTTACTTTTTTGAGGACTTGGAATTTATTTTTTTATGGGCTTCATCTAAAAACAAGTTATCCAACGCAAAAATACAGTCATTAAAAATATGAGCAGCCACGGGTAAATCATTATGCTCTGCATAGACATTGATTGCCTGCTGATCTAAAGATAACGGGATGCCCTGCTCATACCGTCTGGATCTGGCAATAGTACTAAATGCCGAAAGAATAGAGTCGGCCGCATACGAATATTCTGGCGGATCCGGAATACGGCCACCTAAGAACTTGATTTGCTCGATTTCGTGCGGCGTTTTCGACGCATACGTTTTTTGGTATTTGTAGAGCTCGATGACTTTCCCAGAATTAAAGCCTTGTCCTTGTCGGCTTCTTCCTGAATCTTCTGGGCCTGTTCTTTAATGAATAGCCAGATTGAAATACCAATATCACCAAGATTAAGAAGCTTTGAAGCATTCTCAGGTGTATAGGGCTTTTCAGATTCAACCGTTTTATCGTCTACGATTTCGGCAAATACCACACCTTTCCAGTCTTCGATTAAGTGGGCGGCGCATGCATCCATTAACAATTCATGGTAAAGCTTGGCATCTTCATCTTTGACCATTACATCGTAGCCTTTAGACGAGATCTGGTTTCCTGCTCGTTCAATAGCTACCTGAAAAGGCTTATATGCGATACCACGGACTTTGAACTCAGCCTGTACCTCTCCATCAGAACCCTTATATTCACACCATTTTGATACGTCCGAGCTTTTAATAATTCCGACTTTTAAAGCCATAACAACCTCTAATTTTGAGAAATAAAAAAGCCCATGGGATTCCATAGGCTTTGTTACTGAATAAGTTGATTACACAAGAGCGCGTACAATTGTTGGCGCTGTACGAACTTGGGCAAAGTTGATATCTACAGTAATGATGTCATCACCACCACCATCCGGGTGATTGGCTTCCATGACTTCCAATTGCGGGAAGTTGAACGAATATTTACTTCCTTTGCTGTCTCTGATGTCGAAGGTCAGTGTAAACACATCACGGGTTTTGATTGCATCAATCCAACCAGCAGCTGTGGCCGAGAACATGAATGAAGCATTCGCTTCGATATCCATCATCTTCTCTAAATAAAACTCTGGAGTGTATTTACCAGATCCGATACAACGGATTGCTTCAAGGTTATTGTTAATAGAAATGGTCAAAGACTGTAGACATGCTTTGCCTTGAATTGACTGGCCGTTTACAAGCAAGTTTTCCACGTTCGGCATACTGACAAGCGGACGAGTCGAAGCTGCAACCGGATTCACTACAGGGTTAGTTTGCTGACGAGTAAACGAGCTACCTACAAGACCAAAGTTACCAGTAATTTTTCCAGTGGTCTGGATAGTAATTTCACCAGAATTAACCTGTACTCCACGATAAATAAAGACTTGGCCAACATCTTCGAAAACTTTAACTAACGTTAATGACTTACGTACCGTACCACCAAAACTTAAAGCGTTACCCGCCCAATTATTGAAGGCTAAAGCACTTAGGAATAGATCAAATGTTCCAAGTGATAATTCAAACTCTAACTGACCTGCTACTTCTGCTTCAGTAACTACCCCACCTTGTCGAAAACGTGAATCAACCACTTCACTGCTTTCTTCAGTAGAAACATTTTCAGATAAACCATCACTTACACGGCGAACTGTGTACCAGATCGGGTTTGCTGGAGTTGTTCCTAAAACTGCTTCTTCACAAGCATATAATCGAATTTTTGCGCCTGAACTCATTTATGGTTCTCCAAAATTTAGGCAATAAAAAACCCGCTTTTTAAGCGGGTTATTAAAGTGTTTCGTCTGTGTCTGAGATTTCTGGCGGTTCCACGCCATTCATGGCTGCAGCAACTGCCTGAGATAAGTTAGTAGGCTGGAAATCCACTGGTGTTTCACTCAAAGTTTCTTCAACCTCAGGTTCTGGTTCAGGTTCTTCATGCAGACGGATATCAATCCAGCGGCCTTCTGGAATGTCCATTGGGTTCTCGTGATCTGCCACAACAGCAGCAAGTTCAAAATCAAACTTACGCTTGTAAGTTTTAATTGAGATGTCACCATTTTCTAGGGTGTCATACACTACTGCGACGATTGTGTTGCCGTTTGCATCTTTCGGTACTTCGATATACCAGCCTTCCTGAGCAAAGCCTAAAGAACCTTCTAGTAAATAATCACCAACATCAATTCTCTTAAATTCAATCGGCTGTTTTTTTGCATCATTATTGAGCTCGATATGGTCGTTAAATAGCTTAACTACTGGTGATGCTGCTTTTATGAAACCGTTGGAATCCACAGAAGTATTCGCAGATGTTCTTAGCTGCTCAATTACAACAGGTATCTCACTGACAATAACAACGTCATCTGTATGAACAGTAACTAAATAATTATCAGATGTAATATTGGAAATACCGGAAAAATATCTAAATGCCGATGTTGAAGAACTTGCTGTTCTTCGAATGGCAACATAGTCTACATTTTGATATTTAACTACAGCCATACCTGAAATATGAGTTGTTACACCAATACTAATAAACCGAGCTGTAACACGATCATATGCTTGCTGAATTGATACTAAAGTTCTCGAATGTTGATTTGCTGAGCCTGAATCACCCCTCGAAAACACTAGCTCACCAAACATGTTTCGATTGGGTGAGCTGCTGACAGAATAAGGAAATAACAATACATAGCTAACGACAGAATCTAGGTTTACTCCCGTAATCATTTTTCTTTCAAAAGTTTGGCCTACTCCACCAATTCCAAAACCGCCAACTTCTATCAAATTACCAGCTGTAGTACCAACATTTCTAGTCGCGGCACTACCAAGCCCTAAGTTAGTTCGAGCATCTAGTGCAGTTGTCGCCCCAGTACCACCTTGAGAGACTGCAGCAGTACCTTGGACCTGCGAAAAGTTTGGTGCCAGATTAGGAATGCCTGAAGCGAATGGCAGCATGAATTGCCGTTTTCCCTGAGCCGAGTTATACGGGAATGGCCGGTGATCCCAACTAAATTTAAAAACAAGATTTGCCATTATGCTGTTACCCCGTCAATCACTTGGAAAGTCAAAGTTTCAGTGTGCTGCGTAGTACCACTAACTACAGCTTTAATATCCATCTGACACAGCCCTAAAGGCCAAGTTGCAGTGCTTGCACTAGATTTAATATTCAGCCATCCCTTCTGTGTACTTTGATTTAATGCAGCACAAGTCAAGGTAGCTACAGCTGCTCCATCAGCCAAAGCTTTAATCTGTGAAGTAAAGGTGTAACCGGTTAGATCAATTGCACGGCGAACATCATCCGGTGGATACTGCAGGGTTTCATCCATATCAACCAGCTGCAAGTTCAAGTTGAATGTGTCACCACGCTTAAAAACAAAATTGCTCATAAGTGATTCCTATAGACATAAAAAAACCACCGATGAGGTGGTAGTAGAAAGACGTAAAAAACTGCTTCTTAGCGGTCATTTAATTAAAGTAATTTAAGGTTTGTAATCTAAATCAACACTTACTCCAGTAACAACGTTATGTTTAGGCCCTCCGAGACAATCAACATTAGCCAAGCGTATATTCACATCGGAAACACATAGCTTATTTTCGCTTTGCCACTTCTTCAGTTCAACAGCCATAACATCTTCAAGATGTCTTTCCAGCTCTTGCCGTTTAATTTCGATTTCTTCTAAAGTCAGCATACATGACATATCAATTCACCTTGTACCCAATGCTCACATTATACTGAATGAAATCAGCATCTTTACCCGCATAGATGGATTGACCATTCAAACATTCTAAGTGTTCGATTGTGAAATATTCAAAATGGGCAAGTAATGCATCACTCAATTTTGTGATTTCAATTATTCCTGAATTGGGACGTGCAAAGCATTGAATCATGATATTACCGGTACGGCGAGTACATGGCTTATCTGCAATGCCAGAAGTAAAACTGGGACCACCTGCAATCGTTAAGCAGCACCAAACACCATCTTTAGGTACATTAAAGCCTGGTAAATTTGGATACTGGATTCTGTCTTGCGTAATACCGGTAAAAGCTTGCATACGATCGATAATAGCTTGCCTTGTCTGCTCTAAAGTCATTGCCATTTTAGCCGCCATACTTCTGAGAAATAAAGGTAAAGGTGGTGTTGTAAATTCCTTGTGGTGCTTGATCAGACCACCCATTTTCTAAGCGCTCTGCATAAGGCTGGTTGTTCTGGATATAAACTAAATTGCCCAACTTAAACTTCACGGCTTGAATAGCTGCATCCTGAATAGCATTTGTTTCAGGTCCACGTATGCCATAGTCACCAGATCCAACCGAAACCATATGTGAAGCACGGTATGCACCAGTATCGACGGGACTTAAATTAACTAAAGATTGCACAGTATCCATAACAATATGCTTCACATGGTCTTCTGCTGCTTTAGACACATCAAGACTAAAACTAGACGGCTTTTTCCCCTTCCATCCCATTGCTCACCTCGCTTGCTTCGTACATTTCGAAAAGTTCTTGAGCGATTGCCTGAATTGAATAAGCTTCAAATTCCACACTAGGCTCTCGTTCACCCATTCTCCGTTTTACTATTTGCCAGATATGAACAGCTTCATGTAAAAGCAATCCATAAACTTGAATTCGGTCTTTATCCGCCGTATCACCAATTTGGACGATTGCATATGCACCATCAGAAAAAGTACTAACTTGCGCATCCGCTCCCATATCCAAAAATTGATCGGCCTTATCCATATCTTCAAATAACAAATCCATGTGTAGTTGATTTCGAGCAAGCGTGTACTGCACATGTTGAAAAGGCGAGATATACCATTCAGGAACATAATCAGGATTAACCATTTTAGCCCCTACACTTTTCGAAGCTGACATTTCCAGATTGTACTGGCTGGATCTTGTTGAATATGGATAACTCGAAATGAGCCTAAAGCTGTTAGCCATTCATCGTCAATTTTTGGAGTCATGGATACTTCATTTTGCAGCACAGTTGCTTTTTTATCAGTAGCCAGCACTCCAAGCGTCTCAATCTCATATTGACTGTATGAGCCAAAAAGTACACCTCGGCCAGAATAGTTTTCTTTAACTTCAACATATGTTTCAGTTTTAGGATCCCAATTAGTTTTTGAGATCCGCTCACATGTAAAGGTATGAACGGCGTCCGCTAAATCATCATTAAATGCTTCGGCAATATCTGCCTGAATTTCGTCACGTAAGCCCATTTAAATTTTCCTGACAAAAAATACAGCTTTTCGTTTGCAATATGGCTTGATCAAATCAAGAATGTACTGCTCGGATGCACTAAGTTTTACTGATCCGTCCTGATACTCCTTTTCTGTTTCAACCGTATCTGCTTTTACTTTCTTTCGCTTTAATGCTTGTTCCTGTCCTTGATATATTTCACCCCTCATGATGCCTTTTAAGACTTCATAGGAAGCCGTTTTGAGGGCCTTAGGGACTGTTGTCACATCTTCATAAGGCTTGACGTTACGCGCCAATAAGTAAGCTTCTGACTTTTCAAGATAGTCAGCTTTATCACTGGCAGATAAAGCATCAAAGCCTGCTACACGTTCAATTGCTTCTTGTTCAGTGATAAAGCTCATGAATTATTCCTTTGGAATTAATGCTAAAAGTTCATCTTTTTTAGCACC